CGCAATGGGAGTATTTACCTTTTGTCAGAAAGCGCGTTACTGCATCTGCAATCGCTTTAAGCGGTTCTTTAAGGAAAGAGCGTTTGTGTTTGTAAAGTGCCAAATAAACCTTATCAGCCATTGTTATAAGCCTCCATTAAGTGATCCATTTGTTTAATGATGTCATCATAGATTGACTGCATTTGCTCAAGCGTTAAACCAGGCGCTTTGAGCTCATACTTGCGCATGCGTTGGTTAGCAAGCTCCATTTGTAGTTTTTCTAACCCTGCTGCTTGCACCAAAATCAAATCTGTTGCCGCTTTGTTGTTTAAACCTGCGCGTTTGGCAAAATCTGTGATATAACGGCTGCAGTCTCCTTCATAATTTGCAGATTTGTAGGCTTCTGCCGCTGTCTGACGTTCGCGATACTCACTTTCAAAGCGTGTCCACGTGCTATAAATTGCTGCCGCGTGGCTGTCAATTTGCTCGATTAGGCGGTTACGTTTTTCTGTTAAAAGTGCGGTCAATTTTTCGGTCGAAATTTCCCATTTTAAAGTATCAAGATTTAACTCATGTGCGTCACTTGGTTGTGGGTCAACTAAAACTGGATTACCTTGCTTATTGGCAATAATTTGTTTACCAGAGGCTTGCCCTTCAAACAACTTTCGATAGGATTCTTCGTTAACTTCCATTGCACCTGTTGGGATTTCGTGCAAGCCCTCTATATAGAATCCATTTGTGGTTTTGTCGTAAAAATACATTTTTAAACCTCGTTAATATCCAATAGCAAACCAATCCGCCGATGTGTCAATAGGCAGTGTTGAGTTCATTTTTAATGTAAATTTTGTATTAGTTATATTAAGTGCAGCTAAGTGTGTCGCATGCGCTTGATATGTTCGCATTTGATTTTCGGTTAACTGGATGTTTAATACTTTATTAGGAAACGCAATAGGGAAAACTATATCCAAAGTATGTTCGTCATGAATCACTGGGGTTTTGCCCCACTGGAGAATTAACCCGTTAGGTAATCTAACCCACCCGTTTTGTTGCCATTGTGAGCGATAATCACCAAACTGCACGGCAGTGTTTAAAGATTTACCACTTGACGATTTCACATCACCCGCTGAAACAAAATCACCACTGTGTTGAAATAGCCAGTTTTTAACCGCGCCATTATCTTCAATCAGATTAATGGTAATACCCGTGCCGAAACCGTCGCCATTACCTAGTTTTGTTGTATAACCAAACGATGCCGCCGTGCCATATTGTCCTTGCTTTCGGAATCGTCCTTTCGCAATCGGATAATAAGTGTCTTTTTGATTAGCGTTCGTTTCCTCAACCATAAACGGTGCGCCGCTAGTGTATTGCTGAGCGTAGGAACCGAAACCAAATTGAGAAGAAGCAATGCCAGACGTGCGTAAAATGCCCGTTATCGTATCGCCAAGTTTGCTTACCCAACGATTTGCTGCATAAAGCACTTCATTCGTCAATTTATTCGCAATAACAAGATTGCCGTCTGTTTGAAATACAAAGTTATAATTACCAATTACAACACTTTTACTGCCTTCGTTGTTTAACGGCAGTGCGGCATTTGCCAAGTCATAAGCGGTCTTAACCGCTTTCGATGTCGCCACGGTATCAGAAGAATTACTATTCACTGCATCAGACTTTTTGCTGTTGAGAATAACATTCCCTAATGCGCGCGTATTTGAATTAATCAGCTGTTTCAGTAAGAATGCGGTTTTCGGTGTCAGCGCCAAGTCTTCACGTTGGCTGTCGTAGCCGGTGTAAAGTTGTGTTAAGCCATATTGCGTTAATGTGGCATGGGCAATTTCCGTCAGGGCAAAACCCCAACGCACCCAATATTGCGAATCTGATTCATTCGGCTTGTTGTTTTTGCCTGCTTTTAATGCGCGATAACTTAAACCGTCAAACTGCACGCAGGAACCTTTTGTATAGTCCTGTGTGGCTGACCATTCCGGCAAGCCTCGTTGCATTAAGTAGGCGTGTTTTTCGTCTAGGCGTTTAAACAGGAAATTAAACCACTCCATCGGTGGAATGCCTTGTGTCTGATCGAAGGTAATTCCCCATCCGCGTAATAAATCAGGGAAATTATCGACTTCGCCTTGTTTCGCTGATGATGCAAAAATGCTTTCATCGGGCTTGTTCACTAATGCCATAGCATGACCTCTATACTAAATGGAAAAGATATTGCACGCCGGCTTGGCGTGGCAAAATATCAAGATGATTGATTGCGAATTTTTTGAAATCGGATATGTTTTGGTTTGATACCGATACTGATACTGTCATGTCATAGTTATCAATGACGCGGCAACCGTCTCCAAAAATAAACCGGCACGCCTCAATTAGATTTGGCAGTGTGCCGGTCTGGTAATTTTTCAATATTCGGCATTTAATCAAGAATCGATAATCTTCATCGGATAATCGTACCGAATCAGCCAACGGGTCGCGTCTTCGGTACCATTGACCGCCGCCATTCCTTTTTTGACTAAATCCAAGCGCATGTGGAGAACCACGAAAGCCGAAAAACTTCCGTAGTTGATACCCATTCACGATTCGTCCTTGCCCCACATGCTTGCCCACCAAATCCAGCTGATGACCGATTGCTGTTTCAATGTTCAATACATCCTGCAACTGATACAAATCAACAAAGCCTTGGGCGATAATGCTTTCTATCAGTTTGATAGTGGCAACCGCTTTCGGCTTATTGCGATATTGCCAAATCAATAAATCAGCATAAGCCATCATTCCACCTCAATAGTAATATCTGACGCTAAAATTCTAGCCAGTTCGCGCGGTTGAATAATCACATTTTCCGCTTTCAAAACCTGCCCCTTGCGTCCGATTTTCAATTCTTTCACCCAAAATCCGCCGACTTGGTTAATTGGCGAGTAAAGGCGGGATAGCGAGAGATTCTGCCCGATTTCGAATTTCTGAATTGATAATAATTGCTTAATTTCGTCCTTATCCACCTCAGTAAAGTCTTCATATCGCACACAACGCATAGACACTTGCACGTCAACCGGTGCAACGCGGTCAAATCGCAATGTGCGGCGCTCACCATTCACGGTTAAAATCGTTTCTGTGCTACCCTGCAATCCGACACCTGCGCCTTTATTTTCGTAAATCACTTGCGCAATCTGATTATCTGCGCCACCGTCCACGATGATATTCAGTGAATTCGGTTCAACTCCGTTTTTATCACGTTGTTTAGTATTGTTTTCCAGCACCTTCACTTGTTTAACATCGGGAAGTGCGGCAATTTTAGATTGAATAGCATCTGCTGAATTTTGTGCATTCTTGGTTCGACTAATGAAAAAACGTTCTCTTAACTGCGGATCTGTTTCTTCTTCCGCGCCAATTTCCGCATTTTCAAAGGTTGTCGCCGAATTCAACCCAAGGGTAACGGTTTCAATGGTCAAGTTTGTGTTTTTAGCTAGATTAAATGCGCCCAATTCTTCACTGCGAAAATCTGCCCTGGCAGAACCGTTACTATCCAGCTGCACATTCGCATTCAAAATCCACCGCACTTTGTGAGGATCGGAAACTACAATGCCGGCATAAAGTTTTGTTAACGGCTCACCCGTCAAAATCACTGATCGCAAATAGCTGTAACTGGCCGAGCGACGCATTAAACCGGCATAAGCCACGCGCTGTTCCAGCCATGTGCCCGTAGCCACATCAGGATCAAGCTGTCGATAGATATTTTCTGCCAGCTCCTCAATATCCATCTTCACCTGTGATAAAAGCCCTACCATTTGCCCGTCGGGCGTATCGGGTGAAAGGTCAATATTTTGCCCATAGATTTGTCTAAATCCCTCTTCAAACCGTGCCACGATTTCGTTTAACCGCTCAATTTGAATGCCTGTTTCAATCAGTTTTGCCATATTTTCTCCAATAAAAAACCCGATCGGAAATGATCGGGTGGTAATTTTAAGCACGCCCAAAGCCGCTTACAGTTTCCCGTAAGCGGTAAGTGCGGTCGGATTTTGTTGTGTTTATAGGATGTCTAGTTGAAATCCTGTTACTTTAGGGTTGTAGGCTCGAAGATGTTTTAATACGCGCCAGTTATTGCCTTGTTCGCATTCAAATTGCTCTGTAATGCGTGTTAATACGTTATGGGCATGACGGAGAGTACTGCGATATTCGTAAGCTATGTCATGAACCGGTGCGGCGTAGTGCGATCCAATTTGTTTTAATGCCGGGTGAAGTACTTGGCAAAGTTCAGTGCCACGCAATAAAGCAAACCATGCCCATACAAGCTGTTGGAGTTCATGCTCGGTGAATTCAAAATTAAAGCACTCATCTTTTTTAGGCGTTGTAATCAACTCACCCTCAAGCACGATTCTGTGAACATACTCGACCGCTTGCGGTAACTGCTCTAATGTCAAATCTTCGATTGATTCCACGTTAAAACGTTGATGGATTAAATGGTAGGCATCGGAATAAATTAAGCCCTTTTTGCTCACGAGCATATTTACGGCATTGCGTAGGCCTGTGCGATCATCTACCGTGGTTTTACGTTCAGCTTTGCCGTTAAACCAATAATCATGTAACGCTTGGTAACATTCTTTTTTATATTTGATTAATGTGTCACGAATTTCAGGTTTACAACGATTAATATCAATACCAAATAACCAACCATTTAAATATTCGATTGGTAAGCAAATCATATTTTGGTTGCCGCCATTAGTAGGTATGATCATGACGATCATACCTTGAGAAAGAACTTCATCACGTTTGATACGTAATACTTGAGGTTCCCATGCAAGACCAATATTTTCACAAATTGGTTTCATAGCAACATAGTGATTGCCAT